CCCTGAACGTTCTGCTGGTGAGCGTAATCCTGTGCAGCCATGATGTCATTCTGCGTCTGAGCATTCTGCATATTGGCATTCAGGGCACCACCATAGCCCATCTTGTAGAAATCACCAACCTGTCCAGCCTCAAGCTGCGCTCGGCTCAATTCTGAACTGGCGGCCTGTTGGGCCAGATTGCGCGTCAGCGCATCGGCAAATACACCGCTTTGCGGGGTCTGTCCACGCATGTTGAACTGCTCGGCCTGCTGCTGTCCAGTGATGCCAGCGGCGGAATTGAGTGCATCCTGATATGCCTGACGTGTTGGGAGAGACTTGCGGGCCAGCGCGGCCTGCTGCTCGTAAATGGCATTAATCTCTTCAGGAGTCAGTCCAGCCTTGGCGGCACTTGCCTTCTGGTAATTCTTATACTTGTCATCTGCATCATCTGAAATCCAAGACATTCTTAATCTCCTTACTTAACCGAAGTACACGGATCGCATGAAATCTTCAAACGTCCATCCCAATCCGGTATCCATGCCGGAATCAAACCTGAATCTCGGCACTTCATCGCCGCCATCTTTCACGCGCTCACGAATCTTCGCAATCGCATCGGCATACTTGCGCTCACGGGAAGCCAGCAAATCGGCATCAGAATTATATTCCGCTGCAATCAACATGGCGGCATTCAAGATGGCATTATTATCAGGCTCAGGAATACGCGGCACATCGGAATCATTCACCAGATCAGCCATCCATGGAATGAAGCGCATGTAGCAGGTATAGACCTGTCCCGGGATATTTTCCAGACCGATACGGATATAGCGCCGCGTGCGGCGATAAGGACCCAATGTTGCCAGTGTTGTGCCAGATGAATTGGTCTGCTTCAGGGTGACAATTCCAACTGTCGCTCCGCTTTTGGAGACAGACAGAATCTCTGTGAATGACTTAGTTCCGGTGGCGGTTGGCGTGGCAGCGGCGGCAAGCGTCAGGACTTCCCGCTGAATTTCCGATCCAGAATATCCCTCAATCGTGATCGTGGTGGCCGCTGTCTCTGTGGCATCCGAGGCCGCATACACGACGGCTCCCGCCGATGCAATGGCGGTTGCCACACCAATGCTATCCTCGTAATAACAATTGCTCGGGAGGGCTGTATTGGTATCTGTGAAGTATTCAGGGCGCAGCCTGTCAATCTTCTGATTGGAAATCTTGTTCAAGTAGCGATTCTCTGATGGAATACGAATATTAAGGATTTCCATAGCTTCCGGCTCAGGAACATAAAGGCGCTGACCGGCCACCGTGACAAATGAAGTCTGTCTCCGCAGGAATGGATAATCAATGTCCCGAACCACCCTGTTGAGGGCCTGATTCGTCCACGCCTTGGCCCTGGTTGTCTGCAATGTGGTCGGGGATTGGGCTGCCATCGTCAGAGTGAGAACCTCTGTGTAAATATCTTGGAATGTAACTAAAGACAAGTTATTTCACCCAATTCCGGTTGGCAATGCCAATCTCTTTACCATGCTTATTCACCACCATGGGATAGCCATGCAAATGAGGATCAAGAAATCTCCTTCTGGCATCTTGCCCGCCGGGAATCTTCACCAGCCCCTTATCATGCAGCATGGCTATGGTTTCTCTCCATCCCCGTGTAACATGATGTCCCGCTTCATCCCACCGAGTCCGCTCAGGTAGATAATTAACGCCAATACTGCAAATCCGATTCCAGAAGCCAGTAATGCCATTATCCTGATCTTCGTTATCCACGTTGTACTTTTTCTCATAGTGGTAAATGCCTGCCCTGTTATGCGTATGCTCCCTATTGCCTCGTCTAATTTGAAGTCGAGGATTGAGTTCTCGCAGAAGGCATTCCAGTTCCCCAGAAAACATTCCGCCGGACGCCCTAATCTTTATCAATTTGTTAACTCCAGATATTTGGATGCCCGATATGCTGTCGGAGAATCATCTCCTAGCAATCCAATGGCAACGTTACACTTAGAGCAGAGAATACCTCGAACCTTTCCCGTGAGATGGTTGTGGTCCACCACCAGATGAGTGGAGCCAAGTTCGTATTTATTTCTGTTACATATACGGCACCTGCCGTCTTGCTCCGCGAGAATAGAAAGGAACTGCTCGTTTGATATTCCATATCTCTTCTTCAGTTTCCAATCCCTAATATAGCTTTTCATTTTTTCTTTATTTTTCAGGAGCCACCTTTTCTTGGATTCCTTGGACCTCTCCGGATACTTCTCCATCCACCTTTTAGTGTTCTCGTAACTTCCGGTAGCCATCATCCAACCACCTTTGGTGTATTAGCGTTACGGCTATCATGCTCTTTCTTGGCATCCCTATTCTGGCGATGCTCAAGAATATCCAAAATTCTCTTGATATTATCATTCATGTCTGTAACTTTTGTTTCAGTGGTATAGGCTTTCACCGATCCAACGGTCCAGAATGAACCAATACCAATCATGGCTGCCGTGATGAGTGCAATAGCAATCTTATTCAGATCGCCATTCTCATGTCGAACGAGAGCCTTGAGCGTCATGTTACTTGGCCTTCTCCGCGTCGGCCTTCACCGATCCAGCCCCGGCAACCACCGCAGCGGCCAGTCCGGCCACCGCAGCATTCTTGACCTGGGCGCGAGTAATCGCGTAGTTGGACGCGCTAATCGCCGCAGCAATCGTTCCTGCGATCTGTACATACGGGTTGGTTCCGAAATACTGCCCTGCCAATCCAGCGACCACCACGAAAGCGTGCAGCCATCCCTCCGAGGTCTTCCATCCCGACTTCATAAATGACTTAATATCCATGTTGCTATCCTCCACTTGTTTGTTGAATTTGAAATATAGTCCGATCAACTTCAATGGATTCACCATTACGGTAAACCCACAGAAGCATTATAGATCGCTGTCTCCTGCGCTCCCGTGATGGTGTAGGAGTACAGGATGCAATCGGAGACGTTGTAGTTCCACGGAAGGTCAAACGCTGGCCCGCCCGTCGCCCCCACCTGTACCGTGGACGTGGAGTAGGTGATGATTGTGGACGATGTTGACGTGGCCGCAAGGTCCACCGCTGTATCGGTGTGCAACTCCACCTTGGTTCCGTTGAACAGGTAGGTGAGCATATGCGCTGCGCCATTGGTGATGGACGTGGACGCGTTGAAGTTTTCCAGACCAGCCGATGTATACAGCAGAGCCGAGAAGTAGGTCTGGTTGGCGGCACGGTACACGCCGAACCCCGAATCAAGTGCGGACCCCATAGACCCGAAGATGAAGGCGTTCGTCCCGTTGGTGGCTCCGCTCAGGACGAACACAATCAGGGTGAACTTGTCGAGGTTGATCCAGCTTGTCGTACCCACTGAGCCAAACTTTCCACTGGCGGTGACAATGGACGTGTTGGGATTGACGCAGTTTCCCCAATCTCGCGTTAGTCCGGTTGATCCAAGCGTCGGGCTACCGGAGTAGCTACCGTTTCGGGCGTTGCCAGAAGAATCAGCCATGGAGGCCCCGGTCAACTCGTTACAGCGATACCAGACCACAGGGCCGGGGGCCAGAACGGCAGAGGTGAATGCTCCCTTACCGACAACACAGGGTGTTCCACCCCCATGCCCAAACGCCATGCACCCCAGCAGGGAGGCGGCGAACAGCAGCTTACGCATTACCGCCCCTCCACCATCTTGGTCCCGATGAAGCTGACCAGCGCCAGCGAGATGACCACCCCGAAGATCGTGCCGCCCCAAAACGCCGCCGTCTGCCGCTGCGCCTGATGCTGCGCGGTCAGGACGTACTGGGGCGGGTCCGAGAGGATCATCATGTCCCCCTGCTCGATCACCGAGGATTCCGCAGGCACCGTCACCATGACCGGAGCGCCCGGCAGGGTCAGGTCCGCTTGCGCATAGCCGCTCACGGCGATCAGCAGCGACAACGCGATGCAGCGGGTCATCACCACGTCACCGGCATCGGTACGTTCGTATACCAGACGCACACATTCCAGATCACGTTCGCCGTGGCGGGGCAAACGATGGTGACCGCCGTATTGGGCGTCAGGCTCATGACACCGGGACTGAACGAGGCATCGTTTGGTTTCTGCTGAACGGCCGCCGCTGCCGCCGCCACATTGGCGAACACGAAACTCATGTTGCTCATGTTGGTGGTGGTCACGCGCAGCGGTGTCGCGGAGGCTGTGATCGCTGCCGTCGCGTACATGGTGACTTCGATCCGGGTGATGAGGCTGTAGGTGTTCGCCCCGCCCGCCGGGATCGTGACGGTGACCGCGCTCCCCGCCGCCGCCGTCCCCGTGGCGGTAAACGGGATCGCGGGGTTCCACGCGGAGGCTGGACCCGCCAGCAGGAAGAGAAGCGCGACGAAGTTCTTCATCACCGCGTCTGCGTGATGTGTTCTCGCACCGCCAGCGTGGAGGCGGCGTAGAGATACCACTTGTCGCCCACCTTCAGGTTCAGGTTGCCCCGGTGGTACGGCCCGATGAAGTTGGCGTTCGCCCCCGCCGCCAGCGTGGCCCCGATGTGCGTGATGGGGAAGCCGTTCAGCTTGGCATCGTTGCAGGACGTGAACGAGATGTAGACCACCCCCGCCTCTGCCGCCGAGGGGTCCAGCCCGATCCACATTTCATTCCCGCCAGCGATGGTCGAGTCAACCGTGCGCGTGACGCCCAGCGCCTGCGTCGAACCCACGTCATAGGCGGTGACGGTCCCCAACCCCGCCGCGCCGACGCTGCGAACGTCGGCGGCGACACCGCCTGAGCCGGTGGCAGTCATCTGATTAGTTGGCATGGACGCGGATTGCCACTGGGTTGCACCAGTCTGAGAAGCATAGTTGGGTGACGCCTGCGGTCCATTGGTTCTGAGAAAAGGTGCAGCAACTGTCTGAAATGCTGAATTAGTATTAATGACAGTCGATGGTGCGCTAAGAGCACCCAAGTTAATCATACCGACGGGAGTTGCGTTTCCGGTCGTGTCCCCCCGTGTTCCCCCTACCACCAAGATCGTCGCTGTGGCAGTAGCAGCATTCAATCCAGCCCGATACACCGCCCCCACCCCATCCGTGGGCTGCACCATGCGGACGGCCAGCGCGTTCGTCGTCGCTCCGAGTGCAGCATCCGCCGTCTGCCAGTTGCCCGTCAGGATCAGCGCCATATCCCCGTTGGTGCCGGTGGGGGTCATGGTGAACACCGCGCCCGCGTAGTACGTCGCCGCAGAGTTGTAGCGGCCCAGCGGAATGGAGAAGGGGGCCGCTAAGGGGGTTGCTGGGGTCGAATACAGATTATCAATGAATGGTGTGGCCGAACCTGACATCCAGTTGTTCGCACTCGTCGTCGCCCCCGTGACGTTGTAGAATGCAAGTCCACTCGTTGTCAAGAATCCTTGATTGGTTCCCATATTAAAGTTCTGAGCCGAAGCTCCCATGGGGGCGACCGTTGCGTACTTGATGGTACCTCCCGCCACGTTTGACCCGCCAATAGCCACAATGGGGTCTGCGGCGACTGTTGACGCACCGGGCACCTTGATTGCCCACTGGGTCGCACTCCCCGGCGCATGGCCCTGCATCGTCACCGCTGGACCGGCAGAGCCGACCGCACCGTAGAAGTACGTCCCGCCCACCACAGGGAACTGTCCACCATTCCCCAGTACCAGCACGTTGCCCGGAGCGTTGACGTAGGTGCCACCATTGGTCACGCTGAAGTTGACGGCCTTGCCAGCACCTGTGATGTCACCCTGGGAAATCGTATTGGCAATGGTCACAAACGGACCTGTGGCACCGTTGGCTCCGATGAAGGCAGAACCAGACACCACCTGAGAAAAACTCGCAGGCGATCCGGCACTTCCCGCCGCCATTTTCACAATCAGCGCCATATTGCCGGACCCATCCAGTGTGGCGCTCAATGGAACGATTTCCCATCCGCCATAGGTGGTGGAGGGACGAATCTGGCCCCAAATGACAGTATGGCTGGCCCCGCCCGTATTCGCGGTCAATGTCTGGCCCGGTGAAACGGTCTGCTTGGGCTGCACGGCGAGCGCCGAGCCTGTAATCATCAGGGCCAACAGGCCCGCAATCATCGTCCTCATGTGTGTGTTTGTCCTCAGTGTTGAATTACGCAGCCATGACATAGAAAGATACCTACCGCCAACCACAGAGTTTGAATCGTGATTGACGGTATACTTCATTTACAGGGAGGTCCGCAGAGCGCAGCCGAGGGAAACCGTCGCACAATTCTTCATCTCGTCGGCCTGATTGGCCGTGATGCGAATGCGCGTGATCTTTCCAAGGTTGGTCACGGAAGTTACGGTGTTCGATCCAATGACGGTCGCCACAACCACATAGGTATGGACGTTCCCGGACGTGCCCGCCGCCGACGGCGTAGGCTCAATACCGGTCTGTGTCCATGTGAAGCACGTTTCCACCACAACGGTCGCGGACCCGCCATGGAATTCAGTCTGCAAGAGCAGGCTGGTATAGGCGGTCGTATCGAACCACGATGTGTTCGACTGCGAACCACCGGAAATCGTGTTGCTACCCGTCACCATGGTCGGCGTCACCGACCACGCCAGGGTTTCAAACAGCTTCACGGGCTGCTGCATGACTCCATTGGAATCAGGCTTGCCCACCGCCGCAGGGGCCGCGCCAACACCGGTGCCGTACGCCACACCGCGAATGTTATTGCGGATCGGGTTGACCTGAGCGGTATTGCCGCCAGATGCAACCAGAATCAGCGCAAGGGAGAGTAGAATCTTTTTCATGGTTTCTCCTTACGCGCCTTCGCCCGACTCGAACAACTGGACACGCGCATTGTGAAGTCGCACAGCCGCGATGTTAAACTTGTAACCAATCGTGCCATGCTGGTTCAGAGGATCGGCCGTTCCCGCAGAACCCGGCTCCTTGATGAACAACTCAATGTGCTTCATGGACTTGCGGTTCCCGCTCGTCACATCCTTGACGTTCACCACGCCAAGGGCATCCTTCCCGAAGAAGTAGCTCTGCACCGTGCCCGAGGCACCAACGCCGACGCCACCCGCAACCGTGAGGTTCTGAGATTCAACGAATCGCACCGAATACAGCTTGCCGATTTCGCCCTTCTCAGCCTTCGTGGTGCCGGTATACTTGTTCACGTCGATCCAGCTACCCACGCCGGTCTCGCCCTGAAGGTCAAAGGACTGACCCGGCGAGATGATCCCGATGTAGTTGCTGCCATCGAAGAACGGAACAAACCGACGCTTCAGCGTCCGCACGACCTTGCGGACCTGATCCGCAGAGATAAGGTCGCTGGTCGGATTCAGTGTCGCCACCGAAGTCGCGCTCCCGGCGAACGTGGAATTCGCGCCCGAAGAGGCCCCAAGGCCGTTCCGCACGATCTGGTCAATGACATCCTGCGCTTCCAGAGACAGGACTTCGAGCGTCTGCTCGACCTGCTCCGAATAGCCGGACATATAGTTGGCATACAGCCAATCAGAGATGTCAACGAAGTTGCCATACTGAAGAGCAGTCGCATTCACCTTCTCAATTGAAAGCTGAATGCTGGACGGAGGCGTACCTTCCGAGAGCAGGCGGTCCGCAGGCGTCGAAACGCTCGGCGTGTACCGGGTAAACTGCACCACGGGACCAAAGCCCTTCGCAATCGGATATTCCGTCGCAAAGTTGTAGAACACCAGATTAGTCGTCAGTCCGGACAAAAATTTCATCTCGTAGAAGGTCCGGAGCGTATCGCTGTACTGGTTGGTTGTCGTAATGGTAATAGCCACTTCAAATTCTCCCTAGAAAACTGTGTTAAACCGGATTAGGTTTTCAGGCTGTCCCGAACGGAGTCGAGATTGGACATATCCACATTCCCGCCGCCGCGAAGATCACCTGATGCCCCATGAACGCCCGCAGCCGCCTTGGCCCGTTCGGCCTTATCGGCGGCACGCTGCTTGGCAATGAACAGCGCAGACTCATAGGCTGTCACGTTCGCCCTGACGTTCGCGGGATCGCTCGACTGAACGATGCCGGACTTCAGAATGTCCATGATTTCCTGACGGTACTGCTCATGTTCCGGATGCGCTCGCTGGAACTCATCGGAAGCATTCGATTTCGCCGTCATGATGGTGCGCTCATTCTGTTCCTGAACGGCACGCTCATTGGCGAGCAATCGCTGTTCGAGTGCGGGATCAATTCCCTTACCCGATTTGTTGTCCGGAGCCTTGCCGGTTAGCGCGGCCATCTTTTCCGCCACAAAGGCGTCGATGTCACCCGCAATCGGGGCAATGCTCCTGAAATAGTCTGCATACTCGTTCAGTTGATTCTGGATTTGGCTATAGGTCTTTTCGAGTTCGCCGTATGACTTAAAGACATCATCGGGTCCCTTCCAGCCCTTATCCTTGAATGTATCCGGAATGCTAAACTGAGTACCTACTGAGGGTTGTCCTGTTCCGCCTGCGGGTTCCTGACTGGCCGCCGCCGGGGGCGTGCCTGAAGTGACCGGAATTACCACATTGCTCACGGGAGCCGCTTCGACTGGCATTGTTACTTATCCTCTCGGGTCTTGAGAATTTCAGCGAGTTGACGCGCTGCGTCTTCGCCTTCGTCCTGGACCGCTTGCCTGACGTTAATCAAATTTTTGAGACCGCGAACCTCGCCACGCACATCAAAGACATGATGGGAGTCTTTCGCAAACATGAGATCGCCGTCCATGAGACTGTCAATACGATTGGAAAATTTCTTACACAACAGGTCCCATGCGGGCATGTTCATCATGGCGATTAAGAGGCTGGCTTCTTGAATCTTGGCCTGAAGATTGGATACCCTGGCATTGAATATCTCTTCTTTCTCTACATCCATTATACCATCAGACATTACTTAACCTCCTGATTGGCTGGCCGTGAGGCTCCCTGCGGCGGCCCGGACGGCGTGTTGGCGACACGCGGAACCCCAATGGGTCCAGTGGGTTTATTGGCAGGTCCGCCCAAGGCTCCATCATAAGTCTGCATTTCCATCTGTTTGGCCTGCTGCCCTGTTGCCAATTGCAGCGCCATCGTCCATTCCTCTTCGCTGATGTCGATATTGGCAAGGCCGCACATCTCTTTCCAGATTTTGATGGCGACAATTTCTTTCCCGAGGTTGTTTCCGGCCATATTGAGCATGCTGCTCAACTGAGCAATGCGGCCATTGATGTCCGTCACCAGCCGGAAGTTGGAGGGCATCATCTCGTACTGGCCGATGATGTCATTCGGAGCAATAGAGGCGGGAGCGTTACGGTCCCCGGTCACGGCGATGGCTTTTTCGGTGGACATGAACATCTGATCCATGGCAAGGAAGAGTTCACCAACGCGCTTGACGTACTGATGGGCCACCTTCATCTGCTTGAGACCGGGACGCATGGCGGCCCCCTGAGCAATCTGTGTGGATTCCGTGGCCGTACCCGCGCCGGACTGGACAGCGCCGCGCATCATGTCCGTCAGGCCACTGGAATCCTTCATGGCCTCAATAATCTCTCGCACTTCTACATAGGCATTCTGTGTGACGTTCGGCGTCTCAAGTTTCGTGATGTCCCCGGGCTGATTAACGAGCGTTACGCCCCAAGGTGTACTGGTCAGGCGATTCAGGTCTAACCCGGACCCCTTTTTAACGATAAAGTGACCATTAATGCCTTGCGTGACGTTATCGAGTCGCTGATTCCACACGGAATTCGCCATCTCATACAGCGGCTCCATGACATCAAGTTCGCTTTTGCCGTCGGAGAAGTGAAAGGGATCGTCAACATCATTCAGGGCGACGAACGGAAGAATGTTTCCGTAGGGAGACTTCACATAGGAAAGAATCTTGTCCTTGCCATCCACCAGATTGATAATGCACCGCTCCGGCCCGTTGCCAAGGTCGCAGATGCCCCACCATTCCCAAATCTTGTAGATGCCGCGACTCTTCGGCACGCTGGTTCCGTCGGGAAGGGTCGTATCTGGCTCACCCTTGAGAATCTCATTGACGGTTTCAGGATTATATCCCTTACTGGGGTCCGATAGGCCGTCAATCAAATCCTGGCGTGTCTTGCCAACAAGATGTCCAGCCCATTTCGTCTGTCGGTTGATGAACGACATGGACTTGTCCATACAGAAATCCTCTCCCTGAATTTGATAGATAACCGGAGAGCCAATTTCCGCGTCCCACTTGATCTTCTGTATCGCCAATCCGTCGCGGGAAAGCGCGATATAGAAGTTCATGGCGTTCATAAAGAAATCCGCTTCAAACATTAGCTGGAAATTGATGAGATACTGGGCATTGCGGGCCTTTCCCCAGTCGGCGGAATGGCCGCGAGGGTAGGACTTGAGAACATCAGTGCCGGAGAACGTATAATTCATGTAGCGAGGCACCATGGATTGAACAGTGACATACGGGAAGGGCACGCGGACATTGGATCGACCGCGATAGGTGGGATTGGGCTGCTGGGAATTGTAGATGGCCCGCCGCAGAGCCACCTTACGCTTGGTTTCAGACCGCTCTTTGGCGGTTGATGTAATGTCGGAACGAACTAATTCAAGAATCTTGGCTTCAATGGGATTGCCTGCTCCGGAATTGATATTGAATGAATCAATCGGAGGGACCGAAGCGGAGGGAGATTGAATAAGTGGTTCCATTTATCCTTTGTGATTCTTTACTTTGGAATAGGCAATCGCAGCGATAATGTCCGGACGATTCTTGTGGACCAGCTTGGATGATTTTCCAAAATGCGGGCCAGAGCCAGAAGACTGTTCATGTTTCATTTCACGAATCCAGTCCCCGACTTTCTTTTTCTTCGATGAATTTAGAGCATGCTCGTAGTTTGCCACGGTATATCCATTATATCATGGTCATTGCTTCGGGGAATGCTTCGCAAGATACTCTATCATCCTTCCGAGTGTGGATTGGTTCTCTAGCGCAAGGCCGATTGCGGCGTTACACCTATGGCACAGCAACTCCCTGACGCGCTCCCTGCGGGTGGCGCGATCAGTGCCATGCCTGTGATCTACGACTAACCTGTTGCGACCTGGACCGGGGCCGCCGAAGCAAATAGCACACAATCCGGACTGACGCTTAAGCATTTCATCGTACTCTTCGCGTCGAAGACCGTAATGATACATCAAGAGATGATTGAATCTTTTTTCCGGATTCATTCTTTGATACTCAGCATTATATCTATACCTTTGTTCCTTATGGTCCGCCTGCCACCTGCGAACCGCCTCAGCGACCTTCTCCTTGTTATTTTCCTTATACGCCTTTACTGACGCCTTAATCCTATCTCTATTTCTTAGATAGTAAGCCCTATCCGACGCAGCCTTTAGTTTCCGTTCGCGGTCTGTCATCATTTAATATCCAGTAGTGCTACTTCTTGGAACATAATCAGGAGGAGGCATCCGTGGATCGGAATACTCAAATTGCTCTGAGCAAGCATATCGGACGCAGTCGGCTAAATCATCATTGACTTTTCTTTGAACCTCCCGAACGTCCCTGTTGGCCCCCCGATGACGCCATTCTTCATACACTAAATGGGTCAGCTGCTTCCATGTCTTCCAGCAGTTATTGAAGATATGGATGGTCGGCCCGTCCGGCCCCTGAAGCCGTTTCCGAACTGCATCATATCCAAACGTGACATTGTTATTGGCAAACTCGCAATGCAGCCCTATCTCGGGTTGAGAGAGATACTCCTGGGTTGACATTCCGGTTTGGGCTGTTCCCTGTCGAGCTGCTGGATCAATAAGGGACCGTACAATGTAACGCTTCCCGTCGATTTCCTTAACTCGTTGGGCAAATTCACTGAGAAGGATTTCCTCTGGATCGTTAAGTTCGTCGGTAACGTATAGATGGTTCCCGGGAGACACGGCAACCCATATGGCGGCACTCGGTTTTCTTGGATGGGGGTCGATGATCCGAATGAAGGGCCAATGCTCAGGTATGGGGAAGGGGTCCACCAGATGTAGCTCCGGTCTAAGACCCTTGTAAATGAGTCCACTTTTGTGGAAATAGTGCCCATGGAGCCGCGCATTTGCTTCATCTGTGTGTTCATACTTTTCAATGATGCGCTGACGCTCAGAAGGCAGAATATGGTAATTGTCAACAAAGCTGGCACCAAATACTTCAATCTCTCCGGGCTTTTGCTTCTGTTCGATTTCATCATAGCTCCAATCCATGCCCTTGAGGGGTGTCATGGTCATCCAGACATCGAGCGGGTAGCGTGCCCCCACTCGGATTAGACATTCATTCCAGACTTCCTGTGGCGGTTCCTCATCAAACCATATCCAGCGGCGTTCCGCCGACTGGAATTTCTCGGCTCCCGAATCACAGGACTTGAATTTACACAGGCTGCCATTCTTGAGTTCAAGAACACCCTTGACTTTGTTGAAACTTTTAATCAGGTCTTCAGGAAGATACTCAAACAGCTTAGGAAGAATAACGTCAGCCAACACCTCGTTGTCGAGGGCGACAATCCAGCCGCTATTCGGTGATAAAACTGTCCTGTAGGGGTGGCGGCCCATCATGTACCAGATGGCTTCGATCATTCCCGCCGTAGTCTTCCCCGCCCGGTTCCCGCCACAGTACAGCCTCACCCTCGCTAGGCTTTTGTGGAACTTCAACTGGCTCGGCATCGGCTCGTACCGCTCCCACGCCGAGTGCCGCTCGTCCTCCGCGATCCCCTCCAGGAGTTCCATCAGTTCGTCCACCGCTTGCGGGTGCTTGCTCGACAGGAGCTTCTGTATCTCCTTCGTGCTTGGGAGATTCATCATCGCTGTCTTTCTTCTCGGTAGCAAGACCCAATTTCAAAAGCCTCGCGGCCACCATCTTCTTCTTCTCGTCCAGACTGTAATCCCGCCAGTTGGCCCGCTCTTTCACGGGAAGCTTGAAAACGACTGGCAAAATCAAGTCCGAAATCTCCATCACCATTTGATTCGCCGCTGCCCGCTCCCGCGATTGCTGCATCAGGAGTTTCGCGTGATGCTCGTCCTTCGGCTTTTCCTGCTGTTTCTCCATGTCGCACAGGATTCCCAGGACGTGTTTGGTCAGCCGTGGGGCGATCTGGTAGACATCCTGATACACCCATGCCAGCGATTCCTCCTGCGTGAGTTTGATGGCCGCACTCCGGCCCCGAACCCGTGGGCGCTTCAACCTCGGAATAACTTCCGTTGAGGATGAGGTGTCGCTTGCCGGTTCCGTCGAAGTAGAATCCGTAGATGGAAGGGAGGGGGTCGCGGAAACGGGTGGGTTCCGTTTCGGAGTCCGGATGCCGTTGGGTCTGCTGTGTCTGGAAATGGATGTTCTTCTTCCTTAACGGCTAAAAGCCGTCCGAATTCTTGCCATGTATATATACATGATACATGCTCTTGGTTTTATTTCTTAATATTCATATTCTGGAATTGGCTGTCGCCCTCTCCAGATGTTTAAATCGTTTTTCTGACCAAAAAGTTCCCAAAATTCACTGTCTCATTTGAGACACTTGCCGGGGTGGCTGCTCCGGGGGCCACTGGCCCGACAGGATGTTTCAAAATGAAACGATCTTCAGACCTTCACGCCAATCAGCGCAACAAGATTGAAATACTTCAGGACCGAAACCACCACAACCACCTTCAGGGTCAGTAGGGCAAGGTTCCCCGCAAAATCCGACAATTCCTTCTTCAGCGTATCGCTCATTTGATAATCTCCTTGGCGTGATTTTCTTTGATAATCCTAGCTTTCATGTTGTCCACATCGCCCGCTGTCGGGCCAACGACCATCCGAACTTCTGTATAGTGAACATGCGGCTTCAATCCAAACACACTGACAAGCCGCTGCACCTTCAGGCTTTCCTTGGGCGTTTCAGAATCAATCTGATCCTGATAGGACTTGTATCCGACCTCTCCCGGCTTATTCTGGATACCCTTGAAGACCTTCCCCACCAGTAGAATCACTTCATTGCCGTGATAGATGGATTCCAGCATGCGGTCTGCCAGTGTCTCGCATTCCTCCGCCCATTCATTGAATGGAAGGTCGGCATCATAGACGTACCGCTTCACAGTACGAACAGAGGTGGTTCGGGCTGGAACGTCCGGGTTCTTGGGAAACGAAGTCTTATTTGCTGACATCAAGGCTCTCCTTCGGCGCGGAACCCTCGGCGGGATTGGCCATCGCTCGCGTGTAGCCCAATCTATCCAGTTCACGCACCAGATCAGCGGACAGTTCACAGAGAATCATCACCAAGTCCTGTCCGGTGGTTTCCAGGGCTTTACGCATGGCAAACTTGCCCTTGGGCTTGTCGGCTCCCCACTGAAGGCGATAGCCAATCGTGTTGATCGTGCCGCCAGAATCCTTATCCTTGAAGCTGTTGAATTCAAGTGCGACAGTCAGCGGATTGAGGATCATACTTCGACGTACTCCCTAAACAGATTATCTTTCGTTCCAAGGGTCTTCCCGTTAAATCGAAATGCCCTGTAGGTGACTCCGGCTGCGATCCTATCATACCAGCAATCATGAACGGTGACCGCCCTTTCGCAAAACGGAATACAGATATCCCACTTCGAGGCGTCAGTATTTTCAATGGTTTTTGAGCAGCCACACTTGGTAATCAGAACTGCTGTGCATTTCAGCATTGAATCTCCTTGTTGATGGTGAATAAGTTCGGGCGGGGTAGGCCGTAGAGTTGCCCTGACGACCGCTGCTCCCCGCTTTTATAATTCCGTGTAGCCGGATGGACTTGAACCACCATGCCCATTTGGACAGCAGATTTACAGTCTGCCGCGTCTGCCATTCACGCCACGACTACAATCATGCCAGCCGAATGAGAGATTTGAACTCCCGTCTTCCGGGTACAGACCGGACATCCTACCGCTGGACGAATCCGGCTTCATCGAATAAATACACCGAATATTCTGGTATACCCACGCCAGACACCATTGATTCCGCGGGTCGCCCTAAACCGAAAGCCGGGAAAGGCCAGCCAGTAGAGTCCCTGCTCATCCCATGCCACACTTGCAACCGAGCCGAAGTTGCGTATCGTCACGACCGCAGGATACCCCTAGAACTCACAGGGAAGCCCAAGGAGGCCATCATGCCGCCTAAAACATGCTGGCATACCATCCGCAGGCAAGAATGCCTGTTTAGGGCCTCTATGTGAGAAAAAGGCCGTTTCTTCACTTTAATGCTGACAGGCGTTCACGAACTGCTTCAATGTGAGCATCAATCCGATCCTGCTCATCCACGGAGCGGGTCCGGCCATAGGCTCGATCCTCTGCCGCCAGCGTTCGTGCTGCTTGAATGGCACGTTCACATTGCTTGCGGGTCCATCGGCTTACGTCAATCATGTCAATCCTTTTCCCGGAAATAGGCGCGGGAGACGCCAAGAAACTGTGGCGTAGGATCAGTAGGCAGGTTTAGGTAATTCACCGTGCAGTTCCCCTCCTGTTTATCCCCCGACCGCGCCATGTATGAAACCCGTGCAGGAAAGGGCAGGTAGGGGTCGAACCTACATAGGTGGGACTTACGGATTCCATCCCCGCCCATCAATCCACGCTAGCAGTTAGTGGCTAGACTAGGACCCAACATTACCGATAGTTGGCACTGCCGAATCACTGCACGATAGGAGTCTAGCATATCCGGAGTCAAATGTCAATAGGCAATCAAAGATTAAATTCAATGAATATCGGCATATTTAATTCAGGGAATATTCCAGCCTTTTTGTGGGTCCCCTTCTAGCCAGAATGGGTCCCCATGTGCTAAAAACATGACAGGGTATGCTTCAAAATGGCAATTTGAAGGGAGATGATCCTTTCCCCCCTTTATCATGCTCAAGTTGGGTGAGCCTCCCATCATGGCACGCTCTATGCAATAGCATGGCCATAGCTATGTCATGACATATAGCTATCCATGGTTGATATATCATGATTCCATCAATATTGCGTGCGATGCAGCATGAAGCCAGGATGATGGTGTGCATAAATGCTGTAATGACAATGGGATTGGAAGAATGATGCTCAACACTACACCATAAATGCTTACAGGCTTGCATTATGCTAGTTACCATAAGTAACCACCATGTTTCATTCTGCATCATTCTGTCTGTGTCCAGGTTCCTTACGGTATGTCCTACATCTGAACACACGAAAAGCATTGTCTTTGTGGGCTTTTCCCCGCCGTGTTTGTTTTTCGGACAATCGTTGCATTGTGCAACATATTCCGTGCGTGCCTGTCATGCTTTTGTGTTGGCACGATGCCTGCATACAATGGCGACATGGACAACATGACGGCCGCACAGAAGGCAGTCAGACTCAAGGTGCTTGAGGCCAGGCTGATTGCAGATGCACGACTGTATGGCGAACGTTGCAAAATGAAGCAGTGTCAAGTGTCAGATCAAAAAGTGTCAGGTGGTGACAATCTGACACCGGCTAACCCCGTCGCGCCGTTGCTGGCGCGCATTTCAAGGTTGGCACGGTGATTGCAGTATGGTAGACTGCCAGCGCGGGCGAGGCGGAACGGCCAGCCGATAGCGCGGTAGGACTGATACAACGCGGGATACGAGCTAGACACAAGGGGTTGCAATAGTTTCACACGGATTACCCCAAAGGTATACACGGTATATAGACCGACCGCTAAGGCCGAAACGGGCCGGATAGGGCGCTATGCAAGGTGCATAGAATCGCTGCGGGAACATTGGATAGCGTGTATATGGCAAGCTGCGATATCAAGGTGCTGGCACTATGGATAAACCGTAGTAGCGTAGCGGGATAGGCAATAGCGATTAGTCGCCCCTAGTCGGATGGCCGAAGTATGGCTGTTCGCCCGCGTAAACCGTGAAATGGCGGGTGAGGTCCAATTAGTCGGACGAAGCCGGGACACAGTAATCACCATAGCGTACCTTGATAGCGGGAAACGACGACAACCTAGCCCCATACGACAATAGACCTAGAAGTACCGTATGCGCGATGGTGTATATGTTGGGGTATGGCATATCCAATGCTGTTACCTGACATGAGTATATATCCCGTGAGTAACCATGCAATCTAACTTGCGTCCTGTTGCATGGTGTTTAGATTTTGCACGCTATCACCTGTTGTCTATCAGGCTAATACCCTGGGTACAAGGTTGCCTAGATCGTCTAATCTATTGCAACTATAAAAATGACTGGGTGATATGCGTGCTGGCATTATAAAATATGCATAGGCTTACGACGCCTATTGAAAAACGTATCGCTAATAGCGGGATGGCAACCCTATGGGCCCACGCATGAGTATGAAACACTAGCCCGAGGTGAGAAAATGCGCGGACAGTAAATATAAAAGAAGGCTGCGCGCTAGCTCGAACCATAGCTAGATTCCCTGATGGTGGCAAGGTTAACCATACACGCGTCAGAATAGGCCGCTACGATGCTACGGCCTGACCTTCTCGGTAGAATAGGGACCGGGGACGCATGGCATTTTCCCGCTCATTCCCGCGCATGAAACACGGTCCAATATCCATGATCCAAAACTTGGACGCGGGGACCGTCGGCTTTATATATACCTCATTCCAATACCTGTTAATTCTTTACAATCACACTGTGAAAAGCGCAGGGATAATTGGGTGGGGTAGGACTTATAGCCCGAAGTCATGGGCAACTAATGTCAAGGAGAAGTATAACCATGTCCATGCTCATGTCGAATAAACAGGCCCGGTTCGCGGAAAGCATTCTGGTGAAGTCGGGGGTCAAGAAGGATCAGGCCATGAATGTTCTGAAGAACATGGGGTTCACGCTGGCGGAATTGGGTGACCCCATCACGGCTGTTGGTTCGCTGCTGGTCAGTCAGGACAAGGCGACCCAGATCAAGCTGCTCGGGTTCGCTCCCACCCCGGATCAGGTCAAGGCCACGGGGCTGGTGGTCGAGACGAAGATCGCGTTCGCCAAGGTTTGACATTCCGGCCGCGTACAGGATCAGCGGTATAAGCCTGTCGCACAAGGGGTAAGTGCGTCATCAACCCCGTGGCTTAATTCATGTGTGACCACCGTAGCTGGTGGTGGGTAAGATAAGGCCGTTCCGAAGCTAAACCGGAGTGAGAGCTAAACTAGGGCTTTAAGCTAGTGGAAATAAAGTCGGCCTGTGTTTTTGTCTGGGAGCGGAGTGGGAATCCCGCCACACATGATTGTTTTGTACCCCGAAATAGCGCGCCACTCCACCAAAAAGTAGTGGATAATTGCAAGCTGTATGCGTTGATAACGCATAACGCGCTATGGCATCATTTTTATGATGCGACCAATCATGTCCATAAACTGATATGCTCCTGGTGCGGCATACAAGCATCGGCGGGAGTGGGCACCCGATATCCCACACGGCATTATATCCACGACTGATGATGGGGAGGTCCAATGCTTAAAATCGAATACAACTCATCTGCATGGCTTGAATTAGTCAACCATGGGTGGAAGACGTGGAAGGTGGAAGATGGGATGGCCTATATGCTTCCTCCGGTTCCCGCGCACAAGTCAGGAGAATAAACTATGTGCAATGCCTGTTTTCTAAATGGAGTCAATCACGGCGAGACAGCCAAGATCGCAACCGCCCCAGACCTAGAGGATGAGAATGCGCGGCTCAAGGCGATCAACGCGGACCTTCTGGGAATCCTGCGATCAATGACCAATTACGTTGAAACATGCGGCTATGGCGGGACAAACGAAGGTGCCGCCAAACGTCACGCGAAACGCGCCCGCGCCGCCATCGCACGGGCCACCAATGGATAATCTTCTGCTCACCCTATGGGATTCCATGAATCCTCGTTCATGGGCAACGCTCTGTCAGGCATGGTTGTGTGGAGGATTGATTGCCGGACTATTCTTAAGCTATGGAGGTTCCTATGGACAATCAAAAGGATGGCGTTGGCCGGATCGCGGCTAAAAAGCATCAGGAATCGGCGCGGGAAGCAGCCAAAGAACTTGCCAAACATGAGCGGCTGCGTATGCCTTCCATGGCAGAACAGCTTGCAAGGCTGATAAGGAGCAACAATGAATGAACCGGCAGAGGTGAAGAACGCCAAAATCCAGGGGACGTCCTTGGGTTACGAAGATCACGGAATCTTCACATTCAATATCCAGCTTGACTATGGCGGATCAGGGCAGGGTACTGGTGGGTATTGTATGGATACCTTTAGCCCGGAAAAGGCAAAGCGTATTCCGACCATGTATGGAATGGCTCTCATTATGAGGATTCTTGAAGTTGTAGGGGTAGACAAATGGGAAGATATCCCCGGAAAACATATCCGCGTCAGGGCGACATATTGCAAGGTGGAAGCAATAGGGAATCTCCTAAAGGAAGATTGGCTGGATTTTGAGAAGTTTTCGCGGGAATACCGGACTAATAAGTAAGCATTGTGTACGGTTCTCGTATGCGTGCTGAAAAGTCCACATTAGGCGAATAAGAATGACGCACGGTAATCGTGGCAAGCGCCCATATACGGGTTACTACCATTCGCAGACCAAGAGAGCGTGTAAAACCACGCAATGTGGCACGGTCGGACGCTCGCACCCCGTAAACAACGGCGAGGGTTTGCACTCTTTTCCATAAAAGCTGCCATGGAAGCAATTGAGGGATGATACATGTAATGACCATTCGGCCCTCTCGTCGCAGCTATCGGACGTTAAACGATAAATACAAAGCCGACAACTCGGGTCGGACAAATCACCCGCTGCTCACTAATGAACAGCAACATCTAGGCTATAGCTATGATGGGGTGCGCGGTGAGGCGGTCGCTCCGCCTTAAATGGTATAAACATCACCGCGAAAGGACTTATATCAACAGGAGGACACATGAAAGCATCGGTGGTGGCAAAGACATCCTTGGGAGAGATTGCTGATTACCTTCTCGTCTCATCGTTTGTCTGGTATCAATTTGGGTGGATCGCCGGATTGGCGGCCTTCGGGGCGTGCGACCTTTTGCTGAAGTTTTCAGAGAATTTCGGGCGAGGCAATCCAAATCGTCAAGAGTGACTATTAAGTAATTTAACAGGAGGATCAATGACCAAAGAACAGGCGATTAAGGAAGTCAAAGAGGTGGTTGAAGCGATCGGGATGATCCCGAAGATTTTTCATCTTACGCGGGGCATTCGTGTTGCCGCCAATGGCAACATTGAATGCTTCCACGATAAGTCGGACACACCGGAAGACTGTCAGCGTGGAATCGGATTGCTGAAGACGGCCATCGACATGGAATGTAAGCAGCGCGGATATCCCGGGATGTTCCGCCATGGGGACAACATGACGATTGGTGATGAGCAAGTGTGCGTCTTTTCGGTGGCACCTTCCGCGCCGAAGGACGAACAGACAGAGCGGCACAATGCGCTGATTGATCAGATTGCAGCCCTGTGCGATCATCAAAAGATCATCGATGAAGCCGGACCTGTGCCGCAGAACATTCTGGATCGCTTCGATGTGTCCCGTGAAGATTTCACGCGCATTGATCATGGTTGCACCTATGCAACGGCCATGATCATCAAAGAGAAGATTCTCGCCCTCAAGAAGTAATCTTAATACGGTTCCCTTAAGTGGGTTAAATTCTAGCTCGGGGCGACCATCGCATATGCCCTCCCCCAAGATCGCATACATGGCGTCAACATAAACATGCATGAGCGGAAGCCGTCGGAATTATAACCATACCATAAGGAGATACTATGGCAGGGTTGGCCCCAAAAGCATCGGTTGGATTTGATGGAATGCCATGTGGTTGCAGAATGCGGGAACATCATTGGAATAGATGTTCAGGCATTGATGTCTCCGAAGGGTATCGCTATTGGATCGGTTGCGATCCATGTGAGGCTCACAGGGAAAGCCCGTATGACGCGTGCGACTTCGATCCAAAATATGTAAATATTATTAGGTGTGAATACAATCCAGATGAATTGGAGGTGGGACCAATGTGGGAGAAGCTAATCGGTATGAAGTCGGAGCAATTGGCCGAGCTATTTGAGAAACTCGGCGGGGATAGGGCCAGAATGAATGGCCTGAACAGGTTCGGTAGGGCATCGCTGGTGAAGAGTTCCTATACAGAACAGCAGATCAATGAGAAGATTGGGCATATCCCGCCGCTATTCGTGGAGCCTGGATCGACTCCGCCTGCTCCTACGCCGGTCTTCAAGGAAGGCGATACCGCCGGACAGATTGCAGCCTTGTTTGCGTCCATTTCCGGCCAAGTGGCGCATGAGGCGCGGCAAGCGGCCAACGAAGATCGCATCAATGCGATTGTGCAATCCTCCATTGATCGAATCATCAAGGAAATCAAGAAGGATAAGGTTGCCACTATTGAAGTGAAGATTCCAGAAAAGCAGCCGATCAATGTTGGTGTTCAGCATAAGAACTTTGAAATACTGTTGAAGGCGGTCAGCGCCAGAACGCACGATGGTATGCGTTTGAATATCTGGTTGGCTGGTCCCGCCGGATCAGGAAAAACCACGGCGGCGCGCATGGTCGCCAAGGCTCTTGAATGTGAATTCATCAGTAACGGTGCCATCTCAACGCCATATGAATTGACTGGATTCATGTCGGCCACCGGGGTCTATGTGAGTACGCCATTCCGAAAGGCATGGG